TATCAGAGTGGAAAGAGGCGTTCGCCAAGCTAAAGGGTGACAGCAAGTCAATCGACAGCGATTTCTACCGTGGCAAGAAGGCGATGTTCGCCAAGAAGTTGGTCGGGTATCACGAGACGGATGTAGCGAATTACTGCTGGGTGATCTACCGCGATGGTGACAAAGATGAGCCGTTTGTGGCATCAGTTTGATAGGCAACTTGTGAAGTTGACTATGAAAATATGGGCAGTTGCCTATGTACTTATGTTTGGAATATATAGGCAACTCAGTGAAATATAGGAAGTTGCCTATGCTGCAAGTTGCACAGGAATAGGTAAAAACCTAGTCAACTTACAACTTCTTGCTTAATGCAAGAAGTAAGTTAACTAGGTTGACTACCTCGGAAAGTTGGTATGGTGAAGTTGACTAGATGAGGAGTTGAGGATGGCTACGAAGAAATTGTTGGAGTCGGACCTTTATCCATCTGACGCGTTCAAGGTATTCCAGCACTCGCTGATGGTGGAGATGGAGATGGCAAAGCTGGAGCATGAGAAGACCTGGGGCATTGACCGAGTGATCGATTTGGTGGATGCCGAGTTCCGAAGAAAGGTCAACGCGCAGCGGGAGCGCATCTGGGAGGCCAGCCAGGCGCGTGACGAGGAGAGGCTAGAGAAATCCATCAAGGGAATGATCGCGGCCTACAAGGCGCTCACCAGGTGGGCGACTGAGGCAGGCATTGAGCAGATGCCTAAAATCGATTGCATGGAACACCGGATGGCCGACGGGAGCCTGATGGTGATCGTCAGGGATAAGCAGATGGCGACCTGGTACGAGCAATTCCGCAAGGCGCCAGGCGCGAGGTCGATCTGGACACTCGCGGAACTCGAGGTGGTGATGACGGGTCCGACACTGACTCAGGTACGCGGGATCAAGTCAGCGATACCTGGTACGACAATGGTTCCCGTGACGCCGCAAGGCTCCAGCGGATTTGAGGAGATAGAGAATGACATCGACATCAGCAAACCTTTCAATGGCGGCAAGATGTTCGATACGAAGGCAGCAGAAAGGGCAAGAGATGAGCGCAGGACGTGATTTGTGGGACGAGGTGGTACGCAGGGTGCTTGCGGTAACTAAAAACGATTGGAGGGTCATCTGATGCCTGGTAATCCGAAGGTGAGAGCCGATATCGCGCTGCTGGAGGACATCGATGACGAGTTGATCCTGTCGATGTTTGAGGAAGGGCGCAGCAAGGCAGACATATGCCGTGGCCTAGGCGTCGGACGGCGTGCGCTCGATACATGGATAGCGGACAACGACTACGAACCTATAATTACGCGCGCGCGGGTGGAAGCGGCCTCGCATCTCGCTTGCGAGACGCTCACCATTGCGGACGGCATGGACGTGGACAACGGCCAGCGCGACGTGCAGCGCATCCGGACGCGCCAGTGGCTGGCGGAACGCTGGGATCGCAAGACGTACGGCACTGACAAAGCGCAGTCGGTCAACATCAGCATCCAGGGTTTACGCATGGAAGCGCTGCGCCACGTCGAGGTGGTTGAGCAGTTATCCACAGACCAGATGCCAAAGTTATCCACAGAATGAGTGCATTTGCTCAAAGATTAAGCAGAAACAGGCATAAGTACCCTGTTTTCATTCACATATTGGACACTGTATTAAGTAGTTATGTCGCACTAAGTGCAGATGCGCATCGGAATACTCAATGGAATCATAGGGTTACGCGCACCATATCGCAGCGTCAGAGGGGACGCGCAGTGTGCTGAGTTATCCACAGGCCGCAGCCCGTCGCCAGGTGGCCTCGCCCTGGCCGGTGGCCGCGCCGACCCCCCCCCGTCTGGCCGTGGCGGCGGGGCGGTTGTGGCAGTACCCAAACACCTACCGAGTTCCAAATTCCGCGAACACACGTTTCCCCTGACCCGCACCTTGCCTGACCCCCTACCCCCTACCTGATTGCGCACTATGGTTACAAAAAAAAATTTTGAAGTTCCAGCGAACCCGTTTATTGAGTTTGCATTGCGCTACCGGAACGACCCAACTCTGTTTGTCAGGGAGGTGCTGAACACCGAGCCTGATACTTGGCAAGTAGAGTTTCTGAACCACATCGCGGCTGGAAACCGACGCATTAGCGTACGCTCCGGCCACGGCGTGGGTAAGAGTACGGCCAGCGCCTGGGCAATGCTCTGGTATCTGTTCCTGCGATTCCCTGTAAAGATTGTCGTTACAGCACCAACGTCAAGCCAGCTTTACGATGCCCTGTTCGCGGAACTGAAGCGGTGGGTTAAGCAGCTACCGCCCATGCTGGCAGATCAGTTGGACGTCAAGCAGGACAGGGTCGAGGTCAAGGAGGCTCCCAACGAGGCGTTCATCTCGGCCAGGACATCACGGGCAGAGCAGCCCGAAGCGCTCCAAGGCGTCCACAGCGACAACGTCATGCTGGTAGCAGACGAGGCATCCGGTATCCCCGAGGCGGTATTCGAAGCCGCAGCCGGCTCAATGTCGGGGCACAAGGCGGTGACGCTGCTACTCGGTAATCCGGTGCGCTCAACGGGTTTCTTCTACGACACCCACAACCGGCTGAAGGATGACTGGGTGACGATGAAGGTGTCCTGCGCCGACTCCCCCCGCGTCTCCGAAGCGTACCTAGGCGAGATGGCGGCACGCTACGGCGAGGAGTCCAACGCCTACCGGATCCGCGTACTGGGCGAGTTTCCGCGCTCAGATGACGATACCGTCATCCCTATGGAGTTGCTGGAAATGGCGCAGCAGCGGGATGTACAGCCCAGCGAGTCAGCGCCAATGGTCTGGGGTCTGGACGTTGCCAGGTTTGGGTCGGACAGGTCGGCACTCTGCAAGCGCAAGGGTAACGCGGTGACCGAGCCAATCAAGACCTGGAAGAATCTGGACCTGATGCAATTGACCGGTGCGGTGGTGTCCGAGTACGAGTCCCTGCCGCCATCCGAAAGACCTACCGAGATCCTGGTGGACAGCATCGGCCTGGGCGCTGGAGTGGTTGACCGGCTGCGGGAACTGAATCTTCCCTGTCGCGGCATCAACGTGTCGGAGAGTCCAGCTATGGGCGCGACGTACCGGAATCTGAAGGCCGAGTTGTGGCACAAGGCCAAAGCCTGGCTCGAGGGGCGTGACTGCAAGATGCCCAAGGACGAGGCGCTGGTGTCGGAGTTGGCAATCGTCCGGTATTCGTTCACCAGTTCTGGAAAGATTCAGATTGAGGGCAAGGACGAGATCAGGAAGCGGGGTTTCCCGAGTCCTGACCGCGCTGACGCCTTTTGCCTGACGTTTGCATCCGACGCGGTGATAGGTGCATTCGGCGGTGCTAAAGTGTCCTGGAGCAAGCCGCTGCGCAGGAATCTTCCGCGAGTAGCATAATTACGCATCCAACCTAAGGAGTTATCTATGAAGATTACAAAGGCCGCCAAGAAGATCGCAAAGGTGATGGGCGAGTACAAGTCTGGCAAGCTGCACTCTGGCATGACCAAGCGCGTGGTGAAGAATCCTAAGCAGGCGATTGCTATCGCGTTGTCCGAGGCTGGCAAGTCCAAGCCTATGCCAAAGGGAAAGATGTAATGGCAACGCAAACCCGCGACGTGCCTGGCAAGTACCAGGCTGCTATGAATCAGATGATGACGCCGGCTAGCGAGGTGGCGAAGTGTCCTGCGCCTACCCAGGACGTAGTGCTGAATCTGAAGAATCGGGCGAAGGCGATCACCACTGCAGCCTACGGTCCTGAGAATCCCGCGCTGCCGAACACGGCCTACTGGAAGAAGAAGGCCGACACCTGGGACGTGAGCATCGATGATGCAAAGAAGAGCCGTTGCGGAAACTGCGCAGCGTTCAATGTGCAGGATTCAATCAAGCAATGCATTGCGAAAGGAATTGGAAATGAAGCAGACCCTTGGGGAACGATTGCGCTCGCTGATCTCGGATACTGCGAGATCTTTGACTTCAAGTGCGCAGCGAGTCGTACTTGCGATGCGTGGGTGGTGGGCGGGCCTAATGACGGCGATACGGAATCGGTAGACACTAACTTGGGGCAATGACATGAAGATGGCGAAACCTGGACTCTATGCAAACATCAACGCCAAGCAAAAACGTATCGCGGCTGGGTCCGGCGAGAAGATGAACAAGGTTGGCACAAAGGCAGCGCCTAGCGCGGCAGATTTTCGCAAGGCGGCTAAGACGGCCAAGCCGGTGAAGAAGTGACAGCGGCCTGGACGCGAAAAGAGGGTAAGTCGGCCACTGGCGGCTTGAACGCCAAGGGTCGCGCCAGCTTGAAGGCTGCAGGCCAGGACATCAAGCCACCAGTAAAGTCAGGCGACAACCCGCGTCGTGCAAGTTTCCTAGCGCGGATGGCAGGAAACTCTGGACCCGAGATGAAGGATGGGAAACCGACCAGGTTGCTGCTGAGTTTGAACGCCTGGGGCGCATCATCTAAAGCAGACGCCAAGGCCAAGGCGAAGGCCATATCCGCGAGGAATAAGGCGAAGTGATAGCGCCCATTGCCATCAGCACCGTCCACGGTAAGAACCTGGCGGTGATGCTGGCGTCCATCCGCGAGTATTGCCCCGAAATTCCCGTCTACTTGCGCGGGCCTGCATCTGTCCTGGACCGGTTCGATGCCGACGTGAAGATGGTTGGATTGCCTCGCAACTTTGGCGAGGACTACAACGACATCATCAACTGCGCACTGAAGGATTTCGACTCTGTCGTGGTGGCGAATGACGATATTGTCCTGACCCCCACCAGCTACCGCGTCCTGATGGACGACGTGGACATCATCAGCGACCTGAGTCTGAACCCTGGATGGGTGGCCGCCAGGTGCGATTCTGCGCGTGCGGTGCAGAATATCCGCTGGAACCCGGAGGGTGAGGCCATCGATATGTGCCGATTCACGTCCGAGTCGAAGATTCGGCGTGCTGATGTCATCTCGCCCATATTCGCCTGGATTTGTGCGGATGCCTTTGCCAAGTGCCCATTTCCACCACTGAACTGGTACTCGGATGACGTGCAATGCACCGACCTGGAGGAACTGGGTTACGAAAATTTCGTTTCAGCGTCCTATGTCCACCACGTCGGGAGCCAGACGGTGGGCGTGAACGCTGAATCCTTAACCAACCAGGCTCTGCCCTGGCTTATGAAGCACCGACACAAGTATGTCCAACGCTGGTTTAACTCTTAACCTGGGGTCCGGACGGGACTACAAGGATGACGCCATCAACGCGGACATTCGTCCGGACGTTGGCGCTGATTGGGTGATGGATATATCTGATTTCCACATCAGCGGGATCGTTCGCTGGAAGGATAGGTTTGTAACCATCAAGCGCGGAGGCTTTGAGAGAATTATTGCATTTGACGTTTTGGAGCATATCCCTAACCTGGTCCAGGCCATGACCAACTGCCGCGATCTGTTGGCCGAGGGCGGTGAGATGCACATCGTCGTGCCCTACGAGTTGAGCCTGGGCGCCTGGCAAGACCCGACTCATGTCCGAGCGTTTAACGAAAATTCATGGGTGTACTACTGCGCCTGGCACTGGTACTTGGGATGGAAGGATTACCGGTTTGAGATGACGCACCTGGATTACCGTCTCTCAGAGTATGGGAAGACCCTAGAATTGGAACAAGACGAGTTGCTACGCACGCCTCGGGCGGTGGATAGTATGTACGTTGTACTTAGAAAGATACCCGTATGAACATGAACGATATGCCAGTGACCACCGACGTGGCCGCACAAGAGCCGATGGATGACACCGAACTGGAGGCGATCATCGGGCAAGACCTGACCGACGCCGTCAGTTATATCGATTCCGATATATCACCTGTACGGGCGATGGGAACGGCCTACTACCGTGGAGACCCGTTTGGGAACGAGGAAGAAGGGCGCTCTCAGGTGGTTGCGATGGAGGTGCGCGACACCGTATCGGCCATGATGCCCAGCCTTATGCGGGTATTTTTCTCCAGCGAGAACACCGTCGAGTACGTCCCCGAGACACCGGCAGATGTTGAGTACGCTAAGCAGGCAACCGACTACGCAAACTTCATCTTTAACCGTGACAACAACGGTTTTATGACTACCTACGCCATCTTCAAGGACTCGCTAGTCCGGAAGTGCGGAATTGCGAAATTCTGGTGGGAGGATTCCGAAAAGGTGGAGATTACCGACTTCAGCGGCCTAGATGAGCAGACCCTGCAAATACTGATGCAGGAGCAGGCCGAGGTCAAGATTGTGGTTTCGTACCCTGACCCTGACGCGCCCCCCATGCAGCCAATGATTGACCCTATGACGGGTCAGATGATGCCGCCCCCACCGCCTCCCATGCTGCACGACGTGCAGATCAAGCGCGTGACCAAGGACGGGCGCATCAAGATCATGGCAGTGCCGCCCGAGGAGTTGCTGATTGACCGCCGAGCGCGGTCCTTTGACGATTGCAGCATGATCGCGCACCGGATGATGGCAACGGTTGCCGAACTGGTGGCGATGGGATACGACGAGGACGAAGTGATGGACTACGTCACGTCCTCCGACCTGGACGAGAACGAAGAGTACCTGGCACGCCAGCCGCTGGCCTCTGGACTCGGCCAGACAGAGAGCGCCAACCCCATGCAGCGCCGCGTCCTGTACATCGAGGCTTATGAACGCATCGACTACGATGGCGACGGCATCCCCGAGTTGCGGAAAATCTGCTGCATGGGTTCCGGCTACAAGGTCGTACGCAACCTACCGGCGAGTTACATCCCGTTTGTGGACTTCCCCTGCGACCCAGAGCCACACACCAGCCCCATCGAGGCGATGTCAATTTTCGACATCACGCACGACATCCAAGAGATCAAGTCCGAGATCCTGCGCAACACGCTGGACTCCTTGGCGCAGTCCATACACCCGCGCACTGCGGTGGTTGAGGGCCAGGTCAACATGGACGACGTGCTGAACAACGAGACCGGGGCCATCATTCGTATGCGTGCGCCTGGCATGGTGCAGCCGTTCTCCAGCCCGTTTGTCGGGCAGGCAGCTTTCCCCATGCTGGACTACATCGACCAGATCAAGGAAGACCGAACCGGCATGAGCAAGGCCGCTATGGGTCTGAACGCCGACGCATTGCAGTCCAGCACCAAGGCCGCGGTGGCCGCCACCATCAGCGCCTCCCAGGGCCGCATCGAACTCACGGCGCGGATGATGGCCGAGGGCATGAAAAAATTATTCAAGGGCATCCTGTTCCTGATGGTGACCCACCAGGATAAGCCCCGCATGATTCGCCTGCGCGATCAGTTCGTGGAGATCGATCCCCGCGCCTGGAACGCCAACATGGACGTGAGCATCAACATCGGCCTGGGCAACGGCGACACCAACGAGCGCCTGCAGGCTCTGATGATGATCAGCGCCAAACAGCAGGAGGCTCTGACGCAACTCGGCGCTCAGAACCCGCTGGTAAGCCCGTCCATGTACGCCAGCACCCTGCGCAAGATCGTGGAACTCAGCGGTTTCAAGGACTCCAGCCAGTTCTTCAACGACATCCCCGCCGACTACCAGCCGCCAGCGCCACCACCTCCAAAACCGACACCCGAAGAGGTGCTGGCCGAGGTCCAGGCGAAGTCCATTGAGGCAGACATCCAGAAGAAGGCAGCCGAGTTGGAACTCAAGCGCGAGCAGATGATCCGCGACGATGACTTCCGGCGCGACCAGTTGGCGCAGGATGGACTACTAAAGAAATATGAAATTGAGTTAAAGTACAACGCACAAATTAGCAACGCTGAGATTCAAGCTGTAACGAGTATGAATCGAGAGGCAACCATCAACCAACCTGGAATGGCATGACAGAACAAGTAATTCGCTCTGGCCGCAAGGCACAGGAACTCTTAGAGGATGAGACGTTCAATACAGCAATCACCAAGATTGAGAACGAACAACTCTGGATTTTCAAGAGCAGCAAACCCGAAGAATCCGCGAAACGCGAGATGGCCTGGTCCATATTGAAGGCAATTGATAACCTCAAGAATGAACTGACAAAGACCATCGACAACGCAAAAGTGGCGCAGCGTGCGCTGGAACGGGTTAGCAAATGACAGAATCACTCAATATGGACGCAGCAGTCCAGGCACTCACGGCCATACTTCCCGAAGAGGGAGAAAAGTCAACCGACGAGGCGTTATCTCAGGAAACTGAGGCGGCGGTGGATGAAGAATTGTCCGGTGATGCAGACGCATCGGACGATGAAACGCCTACCGAACAGTCAGAGGAAGATGAGGAATCGAAGGAGAGCGAAGAGCCGCAGACTTTCACCGTCAAAGTAGACGGTAAGGAAGTTTCTGTAACGCTTGACGAACTCCAGCAAGGTTACTCACGCACTCAAGACTACACGCGGAAGACCCAGCAGATTGCCGAGGTGCGAAAGCAAGTCGAGCAAGAGAGCCAGGCCATCCGCGCCGAGCGTGCGCAGTACGCTCAATTGTTAGGAGCATTGGAGCAACAAGTTCAGCAGGCGGCAGAGCCTCAGATCGACTGGGACCGCCTCTACCAAGAGGACCCCATTGAGTGGGTGAGGCAGAAAGAGTTAGTGCGAGAGAACCAGACCAAGTACGCGGCTATTCAGAGCGAACAGCAGCGACTTGCAGAAATCTCTCGCGCAGAACAGGCGCAGTCTATGCAGGCGTTTCTTGCCACAGAGCAGGAAAGATTGATGGAAGTCCTACCCGAGTGGAAAGACCCCGCCAAGGCCAAGGCAGAGAAGGCGCTACTCATTGAATTCGGGCAGAAAGCCGGGTTCCAGCCTGATGAACTGAAGAACATTTTTGACCACCGCGTCGTGAACGTGTTGCGTAAGGCGGCACTGTACGAGCAGATGATGTCCAAGCGGGGCAACATCAAGCCGGTAGTCAACAATGGCCCAAGACCAGCCAAGCCAGGTGCAGCGGGTCGAGTCTCCACGACAAGCGAGTCAACGCGCGCAAAACAACGTCTTGCAAAAACTGGCCGCGTCCAAGACGCGGTCTCCGCAATTGAACTTTTATTAAAGTGAGTAAATCATGGCAATCGTTACCAATACTTTCACGACCTTTGATGCCAAAGGTATTCGTGAAGACCTGTCCAACATCATCACCAATATCGCTCCCGAAGAAACTCCTTACATGAGTAACATCGGACGCGAATCAATCAGCAATTCGCTGTTTGAGTATCAGACCGATACATTGGCAGCAGCCGCAGCCAACAAGCAGATCGAGGGTGACGATGTCGCCTCTTTTGACGCTGTGGTTGCAACCGTTCGCCTGCAAAACTACGCTCAGATTTCGCGCAAGACCATCATCTTGTCCGCGACTGAAGAGGTGGTTAACAAGGCTGGCCGTCGCAGCGAACTGGCTTACCAGATCGCCAAGCGTAGCGCCGAACTGAAGCGCGACCAAGAGTTCACCATGCTGAATAACGCTGTTGCTGCTGCTGGTAGCACCAGCGTTGCACGCGGTACTGCATCTCTGGGTGCGTTTATCAAGACCAACGTCGATATGCAGACCAATGGCGTAAACCCGTCGTACACCACGCTGCCATCCAGCGCACGCACTGACGGCAACGTCCGCACTTTCACTGAGACCATTCTCAAGAATGTGATTCAGCAAGTTTGGGCTGCTGGCGGCGCGCCAAAGATTCTGATGACCGGGCCTGTTAACAAGCAGCGCGTCAGCGGATTTGCTGGTATTGCCTCTAGTCGTTACAACATCAATGGCGGTGATCGTCCTGCAACCTTGATCGGTGCTGTTGACATTTATGTCAGCGACTTTGGCCAAGTTAGCGTGATTGCGAACCGTTTCCAACGTGAGCGTGATGCATGGGTACTCGATCCTGAGTACGCAAAGATGACTGTGCTGCGTCCTTACCAGCAAATTGAACTCGCTAAGACCGGCGACGCTGAGAAGCGTATGTTGCTGGTGGAGTGGGGTCACAAGGTGCTGGCTGAGAACGCCCACGGCTTGGCTGCTGACCTGATTACGTCGTAATCAACTAGAAGGGATCAGGGCAACCTGGTCCCTTTTTTAACGCATGAACAATCAAATATTTGACGAGAACAAGGAAGCGGGTATCACCCGCTTTTGGCATTTCAACGATGAAACCGGCCAAGCAACAATTCAGACTCAGCAGGATGTCACAGCAGTTGTTGAAGCAAACAAGGCAGATTTCAATCATGTAGATGAGCGTGCAAACTGGAAGGGCGAGTGGCATCACGTTGCCAGCATTCCAGAAGGCGTCTACTACAAACTCAAGGCCGAGGGCAAGCTGGACGATCAGGCATATATGAAGCGCTGGCTCAATGATCCCGACAACAGATTTTTCAGAACGAGACCTGGACAAGTATGAATAACTACATTGCAGTCTGCACGCCAGCCCGTGACATGGTTCACGCCAATTTCACCTATTGCTTGGTGAATATGGTCTGCTACCACACGCTGAACACCACAGATGCAGTGTCTCTCAAGATCATGCAGGGTACGCTGATACAAAACCAGCGTGCTGACCTGGCGCTAGATGCGATGGCCGAAGGCTGCACGCATATCCTGTTCATCGACTCCGACATGACATTTCCGCAGGACATGGTCGAGCGCCTACTCAAGCATGACATAGACATCGTGGCGACCAACTGCGCACGCCGACGCATCCCTACTGGCCCGACTGCCCAGAAGTATGGTCCTGATGGCGAGCGCGAACTGGTCTATACCATGCCAGAGTCCACCGGCATTGAGGAAGTTGGCAGCATCGGTATGGGCGTGATGCTAATCAAGCGCAACGTCTTTGAGAAGCTGACAGAACCCTGGTTCGAGACTCCCTGGCGCACCGACAAGCGCGGCTACATCGGGGAGGACATCTTCTTCTGCCGAAAGGCGCAGGCGGCAGGGTATAAAATCTACATAGACCACGACGTGAGCAAAGAGATCGGCCACATTGGGACGTTTGAGTTTAAACACGATCACACCTGGATGATGCGCGACATCGAGAAGGAAAAGGCAGAAAATGGCATTGAGCACCTACGCTGAACTGAAAGCCTCGGTCGCCGATTGGCTCAACCGTAGCGATCTCACGTCTGCCATCACCGACTTTGTTTCTTTGGCTGAAGCGCAGATGGAGCGCGATCTGCGCACTAGGCAGATGATTGTTAGGGCTAACGCCTACATCAATACCGAATACAGCGCACTACCTGATGACTATCTAGAGGCTAAATCGTTCAAGCTGACTGGTACGAATCCCATCACTCCGCTGGTATTTCAAAGCATCAATGCGCTAGATGACTTGCAAGTCACATATACGGCCAGCGGCCAGCCTAAATATTTTTGCGTTATCGGTGGACAGATCCGCGTCTTACCGACACCTGATACGTCATACGTTTCAGAGTTGATCTACTACGGAAAACTCAGCAAGCTGTCCACGTCAAACACGACCAACTGGCTGCTGACTCTCTCCCCTGACGTTTACCTTTATGGATCGCTGCTCCAGGCCGCGCCATACCTACAGGACGATGCGAGAATCCAGGT